ATATTAAATATGTTGATACCCAAGAGGTTTATTTAAACAATGTAGAACAAGAAAAGGAGAAATATAAAAATACATTTTTTGTAAAAGATAATAAAGAAATGGCTACATAATTAATACAGTCATAATATGGATTCTAATCACAATTTACAAGATTATATGTTTACTTCTAGAAATTTAACTAGATTTACTAAACATATGATCCCTCCAAATGAAACTAAAACAAACCAGAATACTTCTAATAAAAATATTCACAATAATAATAATCATAGTAAACCAATTGTAAAAAAACCCAGTAATTATAGTCCAAAGCAAAAGGATTCGCTATTTTGGTGTTTCTATATATTAAAACACGGTTACTTTAACTATGAGATGGAAATAAATAACCAATATTTTGTAGTAGAAAAGAGGGAAAAATACAATTATGTCGAGGAACTTAGAAAACCAAAAAATAAAGACTTAATAAAACTACATAAAATAAAACCATTCACAGAATTGGAAGATGATTTAGCCAATAAGGATAAAATATCCATTAAAACATTTTTCGCACTTTGTGTTTTAGAAAAAATAAATATATTGTTAGTTGATAAGCGCAAAATATATGAATTACTCTGTGTTGATGTCGATGAATCCCATCCAGTTCATGTTATTCATCGCAACAGTACTACATTTGAACATTATATTGAGTTAAACATGACGAATGAGATTTTACAAAACTATAGAGATAATTATTATAAAGTGGAGAATTTTGATGCGACCCTAAAATCAATGGGCTCTTATAAATTGGATGAGCTACAAGAACTATGTAGAAAACTCAATATAAATATAAACATAGACGAAGATAATAAAAAAAAGAAGACAAAAGCCGATATTTATCAACTTTTAGTTTTACACTACTAAAAAAATTGAATAAGAATATAAAAATATGTTTAGTTAATATAATATAAGAATATGTCAGAATCAGAATACAAAGCCATTTCCGAAATGTATGCGAATATAAAAAAACCCAAGGAATATGTACATATGACTGACAAAGAATATTATGACTATATCAAACAACATTCAACATTGAACCCATTAGATGTTCCTTTAGATAAAGACATTATGGGCGACAAATTATACAGTAAAGTTTTAAAAGAACGTTACAGAGAAGATTGGGCTAAGAACGACCCAAACGATGATTTTCCGTCTTGGGACACAGATAATGATGCTCGCGATAGCAAGCGCCAAATGGAGAAAGAAAGACAATCGGCTGCGAAACTCAGTAGCGTAACCCAAGTGGCTAGAAATCCAAAAGAGCAATTAGACATTATATCGCAATTCTTTTTGAATAATGCGAATGGTAAGTACAATGAATATGAAATGGAAGCAAAATTCGGTACTCGGGGTGTTAAACCACTTTCAAAATTGGATTACGATAATGTTGTCCGAAAACTCAAATCACTCGGATACGTTTGCGTAAACGAAGGCGGAACATATAGTTTGAAAATCCAATCCGAGTTTATTGACAGAAGTGGCGAATTCAAAACATCGAGTGATTTTGACCGTTTTCGGGTTGAAATCGAGGGTATCAGCCAAATACAAGAATATTGTAGATCAAATAATTTGAAGACAATTAATGACAAAATGCCGAATAATGTAAAAATACTCAGAAAATTGGATGTACGCCCTACTCAAAACAGCGACCAAATTATTGGCAGTGCGAATTTCGACGATTTTAATTTTAAGGTTTCGCTTAAAAATGAGGAATCGATTAGTAAGAATGGCAAAATCGGTTTAGATGTTTTTGATAGCTGGAATACAACCAAAAAAGTGTTTCGCTATCTAAACCGTGTATCTTTTGTTAAAGAAGGTAGTCCATTTCAATTCGATTTAAGTATTGTTAGGAGCTCAAAGAAAAATGAAAGGGGCTGGTTAACACAAACGTATTCCATTGAGGAATCGAATGTATTTGATAATCCGGAAACATTTGAAATAGAAGTGGAAGTGAAGAAGGAAGCGAAAACAATGTATAAAAATCCCAAGGATTTATCCAATGAGCTACAAAAGATGGTAAAAACAATATTGTGTGGATTACAAAAAACAAACTATCCGATTTCATATATAGAACAAAAACAAGTATTGCGTGAATATCTTTCTTTACTCTTTGAAGAAGATTTTAAGAAGAGAGGCGATAAATACGTCCCGAAAGAACGTGTTAATCCTAGTGACTTCATTGGACCTAGTCTAGTCACGTTAGAGTTACAAAATGTTGCACCTATTAGTTCGGATGTAATTGTTCCTAATATTACCGAACCATTTGCGTATTGCGTTACGGAAAAAGCAGATGGCGACCGCCACCTATTATATGTAAACGCGGTAGGTAAAATATTCCTTATAAACATGAATATGGCGGTTATCTTTACCGGAGCAAAAACCGATGAGGAGCGTTGCTTCAATTCTCTTTTAGATGGCGAACTGATCTTACACAGTAAAACTAACAAATTCATCAATACGTTTGCCGCATTTGATATCTATTATTTCAATACAATTGACATTCGAAGTCGACCTTTTGTAAGAAGTCTCGAAAAAGAGGATAGAATTTTCAAGGATGGAAGTCGTTTACCAATGTTGAAAGATTTCGCAAAGATTTTGAAACCAGTCAGCATTATAGCGAAAAAATCTGAATCTGAATCTAAATCAGCTGCTCTAAAACTGTTGGCTAGTTTTACGGGACAAAACAAAAGTCCTATTACTATTGTTTGTAAAAACTTCTATCCATCATTTGATAGTATTACGGAGGGTGTCCCACACGCTATTGGAAAATACAACATATTTGAAGCAAGTAATTATTTGCTTAGACGTATTGCCGATAATTTGTTTGATTATGAAATTGATGGTTTGATTTTCACGCCCACATTTTTGGGAGTAGGTTCGTCGAAAATGTTGGAGGCTGGGCCAAAGAAGAAAAGCAGATGGCCACAATGTTTTAAATGGAAGCCATCTGAAGCAACGGCTATCTTCCCTAAAAGTTACAATACAATTGACTTCTTGGTGATAACAAAGAAAAATGCGGATGGTTCTGATGTAGTAACACCCATTTTCGAAAATGGATTGAACAACAATGAGGCGACCCAATTCAACCAATACAAAACTATAATCCTCGCCGTGGGTTTCGACCAATCTAAACATGGTTATATAAACCCGTGCCAAGATGTGCTCGATGATAAATTACCGAGTGTACATAATGGTGAAAGTGAAGAGGGTTATAAACCCAAACAATTCTTTCCATCGGATCCATATGACCCCTCGGCTGGTTTAGCAGCTATAATGTTGGAAATGGATTCTACTGGAAATAATCAAATGTTTACAGAGGAGCGCCAAGTATTCGATGACCAGATGGTGGTTGAATTTAGATATGATATTTCGAAGCCCGGACTATGGAAATGGGTGCCTATGCGTGTAAGATATGATAAGACCGCTGACTTTAGAGCGGGGCAAGGTGTCGGCGCCAATGATTATACGACCGCAAATAATAATTGGCATTCGATTCATAATCCGGTTACCGAAAAAATGATTGCGACTGGAGAAGGTATTCCGGGAATCGAAGTTTCCGATGATGTCTATTACAATAGCGTTACAACCGAAAAACTAACAAAAGGTATGCGTGATTTTCATAATTTATATGTGAAGAAAGCACTCATTCAAGGTGTTTCGAAGCGCGGAAATATACTGATTGATTTTGCTTGCGGGAAAGCTGGTGATTTTCCAAAATGGATTGCTGCGAATTTGTCATTCGTTTTTGGAATCGATATTTCCAAAGATAATATTGAAAATAGACTCAATGGAGCTTGCGCACGTTTCCTCAATTTTAAAAAGATGACCAAGACAATGCCATATGCGTTGTTTGTAAATGGCAACAGCGCTTTAAATATTCGAAGTGGAACTAATATGTTTAACGATAAAGCGAATGAAATCACAAAAGCAGTATTTGGATCGATAGGAGAGTCTAGCAGTTTGGGGCCAGCTGTTAACAGACAGAATGGAAAAGCAATAAATGGTTTTGATGTCGCGTCGTGTCAATTCGCAATCCATTACATGTTTGAAAATAAAAGAACGTTTTATAATTTTATTAGAAATGTGGCGGAGTGTACAAAAATTAATGGCTACTTTATTGCTACTTGCTATGATGGCAAGACCATATTCAATATGCTTAAAAAGAAGGCGACTGGTGAGAGCAGAGATATTTATGTGGATGATAAAAAGGTGTGGTCTGTAACCAAAGATTATGCGGAATCAATGATTGAAGACGACGAAAGCTGTCTAGGATACAAAATTTCGGTATACCAAGATTCCATTAACCAGACTATACCCGAATATTTAGTTAATGCGGACTTCTTAACAAGTACCATGGAAAAATATGGATTTTCTTTGGTATCTAGAGAAGAGGCCAAACAAATGGGATTACCCGAAGGCAGTGGAATGTTTATCGAGTTATATAATGCGATGCTTTCGGAACTGAAGAAGGACCCAAGAAAGGAATCCGATTTTAAAGATGCGCCATTTATGAAACAATATGAAAAGGATATCTCTTTCTTGAATCGGTTCTTTGTGTATAAAAAGACGTCTACAAGAAATGCGGAGAAGCTAACTAGAGCACTTATTGAACAATTACCAGATGAATATGATTTTGAACAAGTGGGTACAATGTTAGCTAGAGAAGCTGTCAAAGAAGCAGAAGAAATTGTTAAACCTAAGGCGAAAAAAATAGGTAAAAAGTTAAAGCTACAAGACGCGATTGTAGAAGAAGAGAAACAAGAACAAGTATTAGCTGAAGTGCCTCAAATTATAAGAAAACCGAGAACAAAAAAGGTTAAAGAAGTACAAGTAGAGCCAAATCCAGAACCAAATGAAAATGTTGTATTGGAATCAGTGGAATTTGTTCCAAAGACCAAACCCAAGAAGACTACTCGCAAGAAGAAGGAGATTGAATTCGTAATTGAGGGGGAGGAAAATGCTAATAAATAATCAGTAAAAAATAGATATAAATAATATTTGAGTTTATATAATAGCCAATGAATTATTATATAATACCAAAAAATAATTGCCAAATTCATTTAGATTTAAAACATATTGACAATATACAACCGCATATTTCACATAGTCTTTTTTATTATTTGACGGATTTAAGTTCGCAAATACAGAAGGTTCAAGACGATAACAATGATTCAACAAATGAGATTACAATTGATTACATTAATAAAATAGTTAACCCTTTTGAGTTTGTACATTCTATTGTTCCGGGATCTAATCTATCAGTAAGCAAGGTAAAACCCGAATCAAAGATATTTTTTGAAATGTTTGAAATTTTCCAATTGTTTTCTATAAATGATTTTTTGTCTTTAAAACAGAAGATTAATATTGCGCATTTAACTCCGAATCACAGCTCTACAAATTATTTTTTAAATATGTTAAGAGAGGACGATGATGATACAATTTTTTGCGAAGATTTTGATTTTGAAAGGCTGTACTCATTGTTTATTAAAAATCAATTTGAACATAAATTAGATTTATTGGTATGCGAGTTTAAGGAATATACCGATCCACAATCCTATAT